AATCCGAATAAGATAATTGAGAATATATCTGCTACTTGCAGGGTAAAGATAACTCCCCATGAGATCAATAGAAAAACACAAGCAAAAATAAAAAATAACTTTGCGCTAATATTTTTTATGGCCGCAATCGTAATTTTATAAGTCAGACCACCAATAAAGAAAGAGAATGCGCCGATCATTATGGGATTGTTAATTTTGAAAAAGTAGTACGACAATGCAACTATTAAAATTGATATGAATGTTGTTTTTGATGTGAACTTGCATAATATAAAAAATATCATGTACATGAGTACTTCAATCGACACGGACCATGTCGGGGCGTTGAAGGACCAACCTCGCTCAAATCCCCATGATTGAATCATCAATAAATTCAGAATGGCATGGTAAATGTCATTCATAGGATAAACAAAAAAATAATTATGACTTTTAAAGAAAATAATTTGTAATATTGCCACGGCAGCAAATGTAAATATATAAAGTGGATATAATCTACTGACACGGTTAACTATAAAAGTTTTTGCTGAGGTTTTATTGCTGTGTATATTGTCAGCGTATAGATAAAAAAATATGAATCCAGAAATCATAAAAAACAATTCGACAGCATATAAACCGTAATGATAAAAGACGGAAAAAAATTCATAAAAAGGTTGGCGGTTTATGATTATGTCAGATGCAGCATTCTTTTTCATAAAAAAATGTTGCCAATGCCATAACACAACGGAAAGTGCGGCAAATCCTCTCAGAACATCCAGGGTATATATTCTCTTCCCAAAAACATTCGTCACAACGAACCTCTTTTAATAAAGTCAAGTGATAATGAAAGATAAATATTGTAAACGAAAAAGCACTGGACTGGAACATATATCTCTGCCTATAATTTAACCAGGATAATTTTACTAATGCAGTCATAATTCGTTCATGTATACCAGATGAAAGTACATGTTCTATGAAATAGGGTTTTGCCTGGAGTTTGAAGGTTTTTAACGATTATACCTGTTTAATCGACTCCCCATGTTTTTTGACATTATCCACCGCATACGATACTGGATGCCAGGCAAACTGATTTGCTGGCATAAAGTCACTGAGAATTTTTTACCAACAATATCTTGCCACATCTTTTCCCGCACAGTTTCGGCAATAGAATCAGCGGGCAGCGGTCATCAATATTCATCAGACATTGATCTGCCGCACTATCTGACCGGTGTCCTGCTGAGAATACTAATTTCTTTTTTTGCAAGTGCTGTCCAATCATGATTGGGGGGGGGGGCGGCGGAGTTGAAACCGCAGGTACGTTGTATGCAATAACGTGCTGCGGTTTAATCTTATCAATTGAATACTCAAAAATTAGGTGAGTAACGGACCGGGGACATAGCTCCTTTTTTTCTTAATTCATCTGGTATTTTTTTCCCAAGATAAAGATTTGCTATTTCAGGTGGGGCTTCTCGACCTTCAAAACCATAGCGAGAACTTTGTGTTGCCTCAAAGTCCGGATCCTCGTCCCAGTATTTCATCGTAGGGAAATTTTCACGTGTTGATTTGAGCCATTTATCAGCAATGAAAACCCCTCGAACGATCCCCCTTACAGTAGCAAGAATGACTTCTGCTTGGCTGGCGCGAGAGACATTAATGCGCCAGCTAAATCGAACCGCATCATAAAGCTCTGAATCCTTTGCACTTCTGTTAACGGAAATCATTAATGCTTTATGATGAAATGTTATGGTTTCGGGTTGATATGTTGCTATCAACTCTTTGACATGCGCGGCGCCGAATTCATTGCTGCCAGCACCATTCATGATATTCGTTAACCCAGGGTAGGCATCAATAAGTGCTGCTTCAACTTCGTACGCCGTCTTTTCATCAGTCATTCCATGTCGATGGATGACATGGATAACTTCAAGTCCCGCTAATCTTATTTCTCTGATTTGCTTTAGCTTGTTGCTCAGTAACTCGTCATCATCAGCCGCTGCCACTTCACCGCGCATATGGGCAAATACGCGGTTACCTTTGCCTTTACCTACATAGAAGGTGCTTCC